GGGGCAGAAGCCGCGACCGGCAGACGATGGTCACCGCAACCCCCATGCGCGCCATCATCTGCGCAAGTTCCACACCGATATAGCCGCCGCCGAGGAAGATCAGACTTTCCGGCAGCCTCTCCAGTTCCAGCAGCGAGGTGCTGTCAAGCGTGGGCACCGCGTCGATGCCCGAAATGTCGAGCACCGCCGGACGCCCTCCCGTGGCGACGATCACCTTGGGCGCGGCAATCTTCCGCCCACCGACTTCGACGCCTCCGGGGATAAGCCGCGCCGGGCCATCGTCGAAATAGGCGATACCGTCATAGAAGGGCAGCAGGTCGACATATTTCTTCTGCCTAAGCGAGGCGACAAGATTGTCCTTCGCCGCGATCAGCGCCGTCCAGTCGGTGACCTGCGCCTCACCCCGCAGGCCGGGGAAGCGCTCGGCCGCCTTCGCGCCCTGGAGTGCCTCGGCGGCACGGATCATCGTCTTGGAGGGCACGCAGCCCACGTTCACGCAGGTCCCGCCGATAATGCCGTGGCCGATCAGCGCGACGCGCTTGCCCCCCTCTGCGGCCGTGATCGCGGCGGAAAAACCAGCCGATCCGGCCCCGATCACGGCGAGTTCGAAATCGCCCCTGGGCGCCGCAGCCGGGCTGTCCGTCCGGTCGTCTGCAATGCTCACGTCACTCACCTCTCGTCGCTGGTTGACGACCGGTGTAGGGTCTGTAGCGGCTACAGGCTCAAGGGAAATTCGATCATGTCCGATCACGACAGCGAAAGCGGCCTGACGCGCGGCGAACTGGCGCGTGCGACCGGCTGCAACATCGAGACGATCCGCCATTACGAGAAGATCGGCATGTTGCCCGACCCGCCGCGGACGGGTGCGGGCTATCGCATCTACGCGCAGTCCCACGCCGCTCGGCTGCGCTTCATCCTGCGCGCCCGTGAACTGGGCTTTGCGATGAAGGACATTCGCGGGCTTCTGGGCCTCGAGGACGGCACCGCGCCCACCTGTGCCGACGTCCATGCGCGCACCGAACGCCATCTTGCGGACGTCCGCGCGAAAATCGGCGATCTGAAACGGATTGAGTCCGTCCTTGCAGGGACCGCCGCGAAATGTTCCGGCGACGAGGTGCCGGACTGCCCGGTGCTTGATGCAATTACAAGCTCCTTTGTTCGATGACCCCCCGCGAAACCATCCTCGCCGCGCTGCACACGCGGCTCTCGGCGCTGCCCGCCACGGCCCTGCGTGGTGAAGTTCTGCCCGAGCGCGTCCCCGCTGATGGCCTGCTGATCCTGCGCGACGGCGAACCCGGTGAGCCCGAGGTGACGCTCTCGCCCCTGCGTTATCACTATCAGCACCGCGCCGAAATCGAAGCCGTGGTGCAGGGTGCGAACCGTGACGCCGCCTTCGACACGCTGACCGCCAGCATCGGCGCAGCGCTCGCCGCCGACCGCACGCTTGGCGGGCTCTGCGACTGGGTCGAGGCAGAAGCCCCGCAGCCGGTTGATCTGCCGGTTGACGGCGCGGCCAGCCTGAAGGCGGCGGTGATCCCGGTCATTCTACATTACTCCGTCTCGGACCCGCTTGGCTAACTCCACCCTGAGTGCGGGTGCTGCGTTCGGCGGGACGACAGTCCACTGGACTGTCGCCTGATCCGCCTCACTCCACGGCCGATCCGCTTCTGTGGTTGCCGCCCGAGATGCAAGGAGGAAATTGAGCAGATGAACAGGTGATCGAGCGCGGTCTTCTGTCAGGCCTCATCGTTGCGGCCTTTCCATTTGCCGCGGGCCGGTATGGTGATCTGCGGATAGGGTCCAAATCTCGGCTAAGAACTCTGTCGGCCCCGAGCGGATCGCTGGTTTTCCCCATCCAGATCTCATCGATCATGTTGCCCATGCTGGTCGTCGCCTTCTCGCACCTCCTTCACACCGAAGCCGTGCCGCGGTCCGCCTGATAGCTTCAGACGGCAGCGGCCGGCGCCGGATTCCTGTAGTCCTCGCCGCGGGTCAGCATGGCCCAGATGGCGCGGGCCATCTTGTTCGCCAGCGCGATGGCCACGAGCATCTTCGGCTTGCGCTCGAGCATGCGCGCCAGCCACGATCCCTCCCGGATCGACTTTCGGCCGAGCCATGTCAGGCGCGACATCGCGCCGACGATCAGCAGGCGCCGGATATCGGCCTGGCCTGCCTTCGTGACCCTCCCGAGGCGCTGTTTGCCGCCAGTCGAGTTCTGCCGAGGCACGAGGCCGAGCCAGGCGGCGAAGTCGCGCCCGCAGCGGAAACTTTCGAGGGGCGGCGCGAAGGCCTCGATGGCGAGGGCCGTGACAGGGCCGACGCCGGGCATCGTCTGCAGCCGCCGTGCAGTTTCGGTGTCGTCGGCCGTGGACTTGATGCGCTTCATGAGTGCGTCGATCCGCGCCGTCTTCTCGGAGATCTGCTGGAGCAGGTCGCCGCAGATGTCCCGGACAAGGTCCGGGAGGTCATTGTCCGTGTCCTCGAGGATCGCCTCGATGCGCCGGAGGCTGGCGATACCGATCGGCAGAACGTGACCGTATTCGTAGAGGTAGGATCGCAGGGCGTTCACCAGCTCGGTGCGCTGATGGACGAGCTGTTCCCGTGTCCGGAACAGGAGCGCGCGGGCCTGCTGGTCGGTGCTTTTTGGCTCGACGAACCGCATCTCCGGGCGCTGCGCCGCTTCGACGATGGCTTCGGCGTCGGCAGCATCGTTCTTCTGCCGCTTCACGAAGGGTTTAACATAAACCGGGGCGATCAGCCGGACCTCATGACCGAGCGCGGACAGTTCCCGCGCCCAATGGTGGGCGCCGCCGCAGGCCTCCATCACGACGACGGCCGGGGCCTGCGCGGCCATGAAGGAGAGGAACTGCGCCCGCGCCAGCTTCCTACGGCCATTCAGTGTCGCCGCATGGATCTGAAAACTGTTCTTTGCCAGATCGACTCCGATCATCGTATCCTTCGTCACGGTTGCCGTCCTTTCTGCTCAGTGGCTGTAAACACCACCAGCTTGGCACATTGCGATGCCGTCGAGAGAGGGCGGCAACCACCCCATCTCGGCTGACCCCTTCTCACGACAGGAGACGAACATGGCACGCGCGCAAGGGGCGCGGGCGCGGATGGCGCTCGCGTTCGAGACGACCTATGGCACCCCGCCCGCAGGCGGCTACACAAGGATGCCCTTCGCCAGCACCTCGCTCGGGGCCGAACAGCCGCTGCTCAATTCGGAGCTTCTGGGTTATGGCCGCGATCCGCTGGCGCCGGTCAAGGATGCGGTAACTGCGGACGGCGATGTGGTGGTGCCGATCGACGCCGAGGCCTTCGGCTTCTGGTTGAAGGCGGCCTTCGGCGCGCCGACCACCACCGGAAGCTCGCCCGGCCCCTGGACCCACACATTCCAGTCCGGCGGCTGGACCCTGCCCAGCATGGCGATCGAGACCGCCATGCCCGAGGTGCCGCGCTATGCGATGTATTCCGGCGTGGTGCTGGACCAGCTCAGCTGGCAGATGCAGCGCTCGGGGCTGCTGACTGCCACCGCGCGGCTGGTGGCGCAGGGCGAGACGGTTGCCACGACCAGCAGCGCGGGAACGCCGGCCGAACTCGACCTGATCCGCTTCGGGCATTTCAACGGCGCGATCAAACGCAGCGGGACGGCGCTCGGCAACGTGATCTCGACCGAGATCACCTATGCCAACAATCTCGACCGGATCGAGACCATCCGCGCCGACGGCATGATCGACGGCGCCGATCCCTCCATCGCCGCGCTGACCGGCCGCACCGAGGTCCGCTTCGCCGACAGCACGCTGGTCAGCCAGGCGATCAACGGCACGTCCTGCGAGCTGGAGTTTTCCTACACGCTCATCTCGGGCGAAAGCCTGACCTTCACCGTCCACGCCGTCTATCTGCCGCGCCCGCGGATCGAGATCGGCGGGCCGCAGGGCATCCAGGCCAGCTTCGACTGGCAGGCCGCGCGAGACGCCACGCTCGGGCGGATGTGCACCGTTACTCTCATCAACGACATCGAGGAATACTGACCATGATCCGTCTCGATCTTTCCGCCGGGCCGAAATGGCTCGATCTTGGGGCCGGCCTGCGCCTGGCAGTCCTGCCTGTCACCACCGCGATCATGGTCGCCGCGCGCAACGATCCGGCCGTCGAGGCGCTGCCCGAGGAGGCAAGCAAGGAGGAGCAGGCGCTGGTCATGGCCAAGGCCGTCGCCCGTCGCGTGGTCACCGGCTGGGAGGGCGTCGGCGATGCCGAGGGCAATCCCGTTCCCGTCAACCCGGAGGGGATCGACGCACTTCTGGACATCTGGCCGGTGTTCGAGGCGTTCCAGACCCGCTGCCTCGCGCCGCATCTGATGCTGGACGCGGAAAAAAACGCCTCTGCGCCCTTGCCGACTGGCACTTCGGTGGGGGCGACGCCTACTGCGAAGCCTGCGAAGGCCCGTGCCCGGGCTGCCCGGCGCGGCTGAACCGGCCCCTGACGTTTGAGGGCTGGCAGGTCTGGGATCTCGCGCAGCGCCTGACCGGACAGCTTCGCATCGCCGCCGGCATGGGCGGTGGCGCCGTCATCGGCTGGGACATGACGGCGGCGCTGGCCATGGCGAGTGCGCTCGGGGTCGACCCGCTGATCGCTGCCGAATGCCTGCCCGAGATCGAGGCGGTGATGGTCCGCAAGCTCAATGAACAGATGGCGTCCGGCGACCGGGCGTCGCCGGGGCTGGCGCGATGACTCCGACCCGCAAGCGCCGTCCCCCTCGTCAGGAAAGCTGATCCATGGCCCAGAAACGTGTCTCCGTCCGCCTCGTCGCCGAGGGCGGAAGGCAGGTGAAGGCCGAGTTCCAGGGCGTGGGCGATGCGGGCGAGAACAGTTTCAAGCGGATCGAGCGCCAGGCCGATGTCACCGGCGCGGTGCTGCGGCGCCTTGCCGGCATCGTCGCCGGGGCGATGTCGATCCGGCAGCTCGTTGCCTATGCCGACCAGTGGACCGACCTTCGCTCGCGGGTCGATCTCGCCACCGGCTCGCAGGAAGCCGGGGCCGCAGTCATGGACCGGCTGGCCGCCATGGCGCGGCGGACCTATTCCAGCCTCGGCCAGACCACGGAATCCTGGCTCGCCAATGCCACCGCGCTGCGCGAACTCGGGCTTTCCACGGCGGAAAGCCTCGATTTCACCGAGGCGCTGAACAACGCCATGGTGGTCTCGGGCGCGCGGGCCGAGCGCGCCGCCTCGGTGCAGAACGCCCTCTCGAAGGCCATGGCCCTCGGCACGCTGAGCGGCGACAACCTCAACACCGTGATCCAGAGCGGCGGGAGGCTGGCGGAATTGCTGGCGTCTGAGCTCGGCACCACCGTCTCGGGCCTGCGCGGCCTCGGGCAGCAGGGGGCGATCACCGGCGATGTGATCCGCACGGCGCTGATCGGCAATCTCGAGCTGCTGCGCGAGGAAGCCGACTCGATGCCCGCGACCATCGGTGACGCCTTCACGCTGATCAGCAATGCTGCGCTGCAACTGGTCGGCAGCTGGGACCAGGTCTTCGGG